GTATTTAGGTATTCACAATTTTTAAGTTACATTATTGATTTGGATCCTGCTATTTTGAGTGCATTCGCCCGCGTATATTGCCTTAAAAATTTCATAGCAACTACTACTAATACTGCAAAATACAAGATCAACTTCAACTTTGAATTGGAAACTCCTGCTGATCCTACCGAGTCAACAATTACTTCATCGGCATACGTTAGTGGTGGAGTCACATATTACCTTAAAGATGAAGAATCCTCAACGGCGAATGTCAGAAACATATATCGATATTCTCTTAACGCTGATGGTGTTGAAATTCTAGATGAAAGAAGTGTTGGAACAGTTAACGTATCAACAGGCATTATTGAAATCAATGATTTTAATATAGATATCGAGACCACAATTGCAATATTTTCCAGGCCAAATTCAAACGACATCGCGCCGAAAAGAAACCAAATTATTCATGTCGATCTGACAAATACCACAATTGAATCTTCTATTGATACAATCGCAACACGAGGCACATCTGGTGCGAGTGAATATATTACAACACCACGCGAAAAATAATGCACACATCAGTCGCTAGTTACAAGCCTCTCAACCACGAGCGAGGAAAAGTAAGAGAACTCGTCCCGCAGTTTCTTCGTGATACTTCTGCGAACCTTATCTCCTTTATGGAGGAGTACTATGACTATCTGAACCGTGACGGTTTCGCATCATACGAATTAGCTCATATCGTAGATGAGAATGACATTGATGTTACAAGCGAAAAATATCTCGATGCTATCCAGGGTGAAATTGCTAAGGTCGTCCCCAACTCAAGTGTAATTGATAGAAACACACTGTATAAAAGGATAGTTCATTATTACCGTATCAAAGGAACTCCAGAAAGTGTTAGCGCGTTTTTCCAAATAATGTTTGACTCTGCGGTAGATGTCTATTATCCAGGAGACAATCTCCTTAAACTTTCAGCAGGTACATATTCAGCGGTATTCACAGATGGCACTTTAGACGAGGCCTTATCTCTTTACACGAAAGATGCCGGGTTTCCATCTGGACTTGATAAAATTCAAGATTCTGACTTCTGGCAAGATTTCAGTTACAGAGTCAATACTGATATAGAGTTATCTAAATGGGAAAATGCATTTAGGCGGTTAGTCCATCCAGCTGGAATGAAATTCTTTTCGCTGATTAGTATTACTAGTATTCTAAAAAGCCAATGGGATAAAGTAGAAAAGTACGAAGGAACCGATACCGACACTGATGGTTGGCTTGACAGCATCCGGCCGCCAAGGCTCCGCGGGACTAATTCATATGGAGGTTCACATACACCTAGATACCAACCTGGCTGGCTTAGTGCTACTATTGCAGAACTTATCACTGCCGTTGCTAATAATTATTATACAACTCCTTCAAATGCTAATGCTAATGCGGAGACGCGGCATGTGAGACTTGATACATCGTTCGCTCTAGCTACAACGAATTGGTCAAATGGTATTAACGCAGAGTACTACTTCCGCCGAGGGTTCTGGGATGATCCAGATACTCTTAATAGACTCAACGTATTTGAAATGCCGCTATCAACTCTAATTAATGATTACCAGCAAGAGTACACAACAAATCGTTTAGAGGCAGAGGAGGCACCACAGCCAGCAGTTCAAATAGTTCAAATAGATACACCATAAATACTGATAACACCCAGGAAATGGTCAGATAAATATTATAAATAACAATAAGACAACAACTAATTATGGCAGCAATTATCACAGATGACTTTCGCAGAAACCAAGCAAGACTTTTAGTCAACGACATTAAAGCTTCGGCAGATGTTAATTTCGATACTCCAGCTTCTAACTCAGATGAGACTACTTGGCCTTACCGTGGAAATAATAGGTACGCTATTGGTCTTGGTAAAGCTGACAAGTGGCCAAACGATTCCGCGGCGAAGACCGAAGAAGCTTCTGGGTTTATTGTACCATCACCCAATGGTACAATTCAGGAAGACCACGATATTATTAATAACTTGTTCACGCTAAAAGACGTTTCATCTGCTAATGTAAAGCAGATGATTGCTAAGAACGCGTGGACCACCGGAAGAAAATATAAAGTCTATGACCAAACAGACGACGATATGTTTTACTCAAGTGGAGACCTTTATCCGTGCGTTGTCACTGTTGCTGATAAAATTTATATGTGCCTTTCTAATACCGCGGTAGTCAGCGGGCTTAATGAGGCTCTTGGCGTTCTATCCTCGAGCACTAGTCCGAGCACCGTTACGTCTGACTTTGGTGTTACTTCGACCCCACAAGCTGATGGATATGTTTGGGTGCATGTTGCTACATTCGATTCAAACGATTCTCTTGCTACAAACCAATTTAGTCCTGTCACTATTGATGCAGCTGCCATTATTGCCGCTAATATCGCAAAAACAGGCGGCCTTTTAACGCACATAGGTGTTAAAAGTGGAGGGAGCGGTTATACATCGGATCCTACAGTCACCCTAACATTAGTCAAAGCAGACCAAACGGTGATTGATAGTAGCGCGATAAGCCTAGTTCCAATACGGGTAGGTGGGGTGATTACACGTATCGATATCCGCGATGTCAGTACGAACACCACAGATGCTGGATCTTATGAATATTGGCTCAACGAAGCATCAGGATTCTTGGAAGACCCTACAGCTACACCGGCCGGTTCAGTAGCCGACAAAATTGCATTCGCTACTGTTACAATTACTGGCGGCAGCGCTACAACACCCGCGGAAGCATACGCTTCAATTGCTCCTATCACAGGATTTGGTAAAAATGCTCTCGATGTTCTTCCGACGTGGTTTGTTGGAATTCACACAGCCTTCGTCGGAAGTGAAACTAACTCGGACGCGCCCATCTTGAAATTTAGGCAGGTTTCTCTGCTTAAGAATTTCGTGCCGAATACAACCGAAGGTGATGACGGCGCGTGGATTCTTGACTGCCTAAATAGTATTAGTGTTACCGGCGCGGACTCATCCTTGATTGGAGGTTTAACCCAAGGCGATGTTCTTACTGCAGGCACCGGTGCAGCCACTTCTAAGTTCTATTTTGACTATTATACGACCACGACAGCCGACACTGGGTTAATTTATTATCACCAGAACTCGAATAGCGACGTAAATATGATTATCCCGCCCACAACTGGTGGAGTAAGCGCGTCTGGTGTATCAATAGCGACTGGTATTAGCGCGGTCGACATGACAAAGGAATATGATATATTTTTATCAACCGCTTTCCCGATCCAGAGAAACGGTGAGGTAATTTTCCAAGAAAACCGGCAACCATTCGGCCGTAGCCCATCACAAACTGAAGAGGTAAAACTCATTATACAACTTTAATAAATAAGATTTATGGCAATAACCACGTACGCCGCGGCACCTCATTTTGACGACTTTAGTCAGGATAAGAATTATCTAAGAATTCTCTTCCGGCCGGGGCGAAGTGTCCAGGTAAGGGAGCTCAATCAGCTCCAATCAAATGTTCAAGATCAGATCGACAAATTTGGTCGGCACGTTTTTAAAGACGGTGATCGCGTACTAGACGGATATACCACATACGATTCATCGATCCAAAGTATCGGAGTTACGTGGCGAAACAACTCGGTGGAGGTAACTGATGCCGAGCTTACTGCACTAAAAGGAAAAGAAATTTTTAGCGCTAAATGGCGTGCTAAAATTCTCAGTGCTGTTGCTGTCAAAGTAACTGATAATACTACTGGCTATCGCCTATACATTAAACTGATTGGCCAAGCTGGAACGTTTGCTGATGATGATGATATAACACTCGGCGCCCAAGAAAGTAATATTAGCGTTGGTGGAACTACTTACTCATATGACAGCGGTGTGATAGCTGACTACGTCGCCGCGGTAGAACCACTTGGTTATCATGGAGGAGTTTTTCAAGATGCAGGTGTATTCTTTGTTAAAGGCCACTTTGTTCAGACAGATGCAGCTCAAGCATTTTACAATAAAGCGATCTCAGGTGATAACCCGCTCGGAGCTAAACTGACAGGTGCCGCGCTTTTCGACATTGTAGAATCTGTAGTAGAGAGCGAGTCAGATCAGGCTCTTCTTGATAACGCTAGCGGGGAACCCAATGATAATGCTCCAGGTGCAGATCGTTATAAGATTTCACTTAATCTAAGTTTTGTTTCTTCAGGCAATTCAGACGTTCCTGCCGGCCAACAGCGCATTAATCTGCTAGATATTAAAGAGGACAAAGTTGTTCAGGCAGCGAGGACAGAATACAGCGAGCTCGGCAAAGCGCTTGCTCAGCGCACCGAAGAGGAGAGCGGTTCTTATGTAGTCAACCCATTTAAATATGATGTTCGTGAATACCTAAATGACTCGGCAGGCAATCGCGGTAGATATACCGCTGATGAAATTTATAATGGTTCTACAGCAAACGCGCTTCTTCCGAATGTCAGTAACACAACCACTGCTACAACTGAAGGCGCTAAACGTTATGTCATCGGTGTTGAACCAGGTGTTGCTTATGTTCAAGGTTATCGGGTTGAACTAGCAAGCAAACACGATGTTGTTGCTGATAAAGGGAGGGACGGCACACTTCCTACAAAGAGCAATTATAAGTTTTCAGCTGACCGAGGTCAGTACATCGAGGGAGCATTAACAGATACGGATGGATTAGATGCAAGCGATGTTGCGCTCTTCGTTTTCGATCCCGATAAAACATATAGTTTTTATAGTACAGCCACCGCTCCGGGCTCACCGGGCGCGGATCCAGTGTATCTCGGCACCTGTAGAATTCATGCCATTGAAAACACCGGAACTAAATCAACGAACAACAGCTCTGGATTGTATGAAAATGTTGATGCTACTAAGAGACTATACATATATGACATTAATTTGTCTTCAGGGAAAAAGCTTAGCGACGCAAAAGCGCTAACTATAAATAACACGATAACCGGTGTGACGAATACGCAGACGTTTCTACGAAATGACAGCGGATTTACTCTCAACCAAATTGGAGATAATAAATCCCGCATGATCTACCCGCTTGGCGGCTACGACATCGCAAATGTTGTAGCAGATCCATCCAGCGCGAAATGCGTTGAGCAAAAGCGTTTTACTCCCCTGGCCTTTGAATCGGATGGTTCACTCAAAATTAATGCTGCGGCTGGCGATAGTTTTATTACTACAGATCCAGAAGACTACGTAGTAGTTCAAATTGGCTCATCCACAGATTTCAATACCGCGGGTGAATCATACGCGAAGAATGTTTCAATTGTTGGACAAGTTGCAACTATAACTTTATCGCGAGCTGACGGGACAGCAGTTACTACAACTAACGGATCAGTTACAATATTCGCGCCAGTTCAAACAGTATTAGTTATCAGAGATAAGACACAAACCGCGGATACCTGGACTGAAGCACGGAGGTTGGATCCGGGAGGTGTAATGACACTCCATAAAACAGATGTCTACGCGATAACAGGAGTTACTCATAATGCTCTCGGCTTGCCGCCTCTCAGCTTGCCGCTTTCTGACTTTGAATTAGTAACAGGCCAAACTGATACACATTATGGAAAATCACAAGTTATCTATAAGGGTAATTCAAGTTTAAAATCTGCAGATGTTGTAGTATCATTTAATTATTATCTTCACGGAACTGGAAACGTATTTGCTAAAAATTCTTATTCTGAATCACTCGAGGATATACCAACATACGAAGACCTGAAACTAGCAAATTGTTTAGACTTCAGGCCTTCTAGAATTGACGCATCAGGAAGTTCAAAAATTAAACCAAACTCGCTTGTCTCAGGTGTTGGGTTTAGTTATTATAATCCTAGGAAAGATATCGTTGTTCTTAACCAACTTGGCGCTATTCAGTTTATTCAAGGTGTTCCTTCTGGATCTCCTATTTATCCTCAGACGCCTTCTGACTCTATACTGCTTTATCGGATTGAAAAGCCTGGATATCTTTATAGTCTAAGGGATTTGGTGATTGAACGTGTTGAAAACCGTAGGTACTCAATGCGTGATATCGGGTCTCTTGAAAACCGCATCCACAATCTCGAATATTACGCATCACTATCACAGCTCGAATCTGAAGCGGCTGGAACGCAATTAGTTGACGGAGATCTCACCCCCAGATTTAAAGGTGGTATCATTACAGACTCATTTAGAGGACACGGTGTAGGAGATGTCAGCAGCACTGGTTATCGCGCGGCAATTGACCGCGATAACTTCACAGCGCGCCCCATGTATCTTTCTGATAATTCGCGATGGAGCTATATCGGCGGTTTAAATGCTAGCGCTACGACTCCTGTTATAACTTGGAATGGATCTGATGTTTCATTGCGGAATGCTTATTCAGGAAAACGCAAAAACTCACTGACACTCGACTTTATCGAAAAGATACTTGTTGATCAACCGTTTGCTTCAGATCATATTAGTGTTAATCCTTATGACGTAGCAACGTGGAACGGATCGCTTGAACTTTCTCCATCAAGTGATGAATGGAAAGATGTTAACTATGTCCCAGATATTATCAATAATGTTGAAGGAGATAATAGCGCGCTATTGCAGCAGATAGCTAATAATCCGAATATTCTTGGAACAGAATGGAACGAATGGGAGTCACAGTGGGTATCTAAAAGGAAACGCTATGGCCGGTGGTGGAATAGAAAGACTCGGTGGATCCAAGTTCCCGACACATTCACCGAGACAACATGGACTTCTAATACGACCGGTAGTCAGAGTGAATTCCTTCGTCAAAATAGAGAAGGAATTCAAACTTCTCTTGTAGAAAATAGCGAGAGAGAAGTTATCGGAGATGACGTTCTAAATATTACTTTCATTCCATTCATTCGTTCTAGAAAGGTTTCTTTCAGAGGCAGAATGCTCAAGCCTAATACTACATTCCATCTATACTTTGACGATGCTAATATTACTTCATACGCTACTGGTGCAGCATCGTTCTCTCAGTTCGGCGGTGAGCTTGACGGCACCGGCGGCGTCGATGTTACTCGCTATGAAGGACAAACGACAATAACTGGAGCGAATGTTGCTATTACATCAGACGGCGCAGGAGACGTTGATGGTTGGTTTGTTATTCCTAACAACGACATCCTCAGATTCCGCACAGGTTCTCGACAAGTTCGTTTAACTGACAACGCTAACAACAATAAAACTCTTGAGCTCTCATCTGCTGAATCAACGTATCACGCTAAAGGCCTTTTGGAAACGAGGCAAAAAACAATTCTTTCAACCCGCCAGCTCACCTTAGAAAGAACGCGCGCGGAAGAAAGCCGCAATTTGTTGCTCGGCACAAAAACAGTATATAAAGATCCTATTGCCCAGACCTTCATGATTGGAAATGAGCCAACTGGCATTTTCCTTTCTTCAGTTGACGTGTTCTTCCAAAAGAAAGATCCAACTCTACCTGTCGAGCTTAGTATCGTATCAGTCGAAAATGGAATACCTACACAGAATACTATTCCATTCTCAAAGGTTATTAAACTTCCTGCTGACATCTGGCCTTCAGGTGTTAATGCAAATGCTACCGCTTCGGTGGAAACCAAGTTCATGTTTGATACACCGATTTATTTACAACCTGGTGTTGAATACGCGATTGTCCTTGTATCAAATAGCGCGCGATACCGCGTATGGCACGCTGAAGTTGGAGGTGTTGATGTTGGAACAAATGCTGAGAAGATCACTAAGAATGTAAATCTCGGTGTGATGCTTAAGAGTCAGAATGCTTCAACTTGGACACCTGATCAAAATAAAGATCTTAAGTTCACATTGAACCGAGCTGACTTTAAAACAGATGGTGCCGCGCCGGTCGCAGTCTTCACCGGAGTTTCTCCTCAAAGACAGCAAGTCACATATGTCAATGTTACTGACGGAGGTTCAGGATATCTTACTGGTCCACCTGCAATAACAATTGGCGGAGTAACACCTGGAGGTGCATCAGCTCCTAACCATGCAACTGCTAAAGCACATATCGGAAAAGGTGGAGTAATTGATCATATCGAAGTTATAACGAACGGCGTTGGATATACTAGTGTTCCAGATGTTGCTGTGGCAGCACCCAATGAGATTAGTATTTTTGATGGCACACCTAATGAAGCTTCTGGAGGAGTTTATTTAAGTACCAACTCCAAAGTTCGTCTTCAAAACGTGATTGCTCTTCCTGCTAATATTGCTGAAGCTGCTAACGGGCAACGCTTTAAATACAAACGAAATAATGCATTACTTCTGACTGGTTTAACTGAAGATGCGGTGTATTTCGCAAAAACAATTGATATCAATGTTCCTGACGCTTCCGCTGGGTTTGAAGTTCCTTATAGTAGGTATATTCAATTGAGTGAGACCCTTGGAGGAGTCGCTATGGCTCTTGGAATTACAGGAGGGCTTTCACAAACATTTCTTCCAGTTAATTCAGCTGGTAATGCGTCAACCGGATCTGCAACTGCAGAGGTCGACACATGGAAAGCATCATCGTATCTTCCAATTATTCAAGATATGCTTCTTCCAGAATCAAGCGTGTCTTATACTTTAAACGTGAGCGCAACAAGTTCTTATAGCGTATTCCCTGGAGAGGTTCTTTATACTACTGAACGGGTAACACACGATTCGAGTAGCGGGAGTGATGCTCCTAGTAACACACCCCCGGGAGAGATGCTAAAACTTCAAGGAACGTTGTCAACAACAAATTCTAAGATCTCTCCAGTTATTGATTTGGATCGAATCTCACTTGTTACATTTGATAACATCGTTAATAACTCAAGCGAGTTTGAGGATTCTCGAGATGATGGACAGTGCGCAGCAAGGTACATCACAAAGAGTATCAAGCTTTCCTCTGCTGCAGATCAAATTAATATTTATGCTGATATGATGCGGCCAGATGATTCAACATCGATCGAAGTATATGCTAAGTTTAAGTCTCTAAATTCAACTGATTCATTTGCCACTCTTGGTTGGACTAAGATTAATCCTAAGAAAAATACGAAGGTTCCAATAAGTACTAATTTCGAATTCGGTGAAATGGAGTTTGAAGGAACTACATCTGAAGTATACGATCAAGTCGCAGTTAAAATTCTATTCAAATCCTCTAATAAAGCCTTTGTCCCAGAAATTAAAAACCTAAGAGTAATTGCATCTCTATAATGGAAAAAACGTTTGTACGAGATTCTAAAGGTGTGTTAATTAATAATAACACTATAGCATACTCCTCAAGGAGAGCTGCCAAGGAAAGAAGGAAAAACCAGGAAAGGCAAGAAGAAGATATCAAATCGCTTAAAACGCAGCTTGAAGAACTGAAAGAAATAGTTAACACATTAACAAGAGATAAATAGGAATATGGACTATACGAACTTTGATACTTTTAAATCACCCGCGGGAGGTGTGGAACTTAGCGACACTCTTTCGAGTTGGCGGAAGAAGACGAATGGCATCGTAATGAAGGTTGACTCTTTAGATAGCACTGCAGGTACCTTAGCTGGTACTGTCTCTGCCCTTACGACTACTGTCGCTAATTCTGAGGTTGATAACAACTCGATCCTTCTTAGTAAGGTACAACTACTAGGAAACAATAAACTTTTAGGAAATACATCAGGTTCAACCGCGGATGTTTCTGTAGTATCTATTGTGGACGAGACTGCTGGAATTACTGCTAATGACAACGATACAAGTATTCCAACAAGCGCGGCGGTGAAGCATTATAGTGATAATAAGTTTTTTAACGGCCAAACAGTTCAACAAAATGTTGGAAGATACGATAACTACACATCGTATACAGTCGAAGAGCTTTCGCTGCAGGCCAGCGGGGAATACACTACATCTACTAATAATATAATATCGGCCGAGAATTTTAATCGTGAGGGGTCAACTACGAAGAGGATGAATGCAGTACGTGTGCCTGTCGACATTTCTATTACACCGACATATGCTAATTCATTAATATGCGTAGAATGGAACCTTCTCGGGGAGGCCAATCATCATGATTCTGGCTTTTGGATTGGTAGAAAGCGCTCTGATAACAAATACGAAATTATCAACGATGCTGGATATGAAGGTTACAACAGCGCCGTAGCGACGGGGAGAAACAATTTCTTCCATCCTTCTCCCTATGATCACAGCACCGGCACGACTCCAAGTATGCTTACTATCAGATATTTTATTCCTGCTGTCGACACATCACAGAAAACATACGGACTTATTTTTGGTAGTGCGGTGGCCAGCGGTGACTTTAGACTAAATGGCGCAAATACCGCTGACAATTGGTATCCTTATGAGGTAGGAGTGAGTAACGTAACAATCAAAGAGCTTTACCAAGTATAACATGTCAACATTTTCAAACTTATTCATCGATCAGGGCTCGAACTTTAATACGTCAATTGATCTATCTGATTCTACAGATTTGACTCTTACTAGTTATACTGCTGCTGGTAAAGTGGCTAAATCTTATGATGGTACAACAAAAGCTACATTTACTGCATCTGTCGATAGCACTTCTAAGATAGTAGCAATCTCATTAACAGCACAGCAGACCGCACTATTGAAACCTGGTCGGTATGTCTACGATATTATTATTGTGTCTCCTGATAGTCCTCCTGGAATCACGCGTATTTTAGAAGGACAGCTTGATGTCACACCAGCAGTCACCTTTGACAGTTCTGCACCAGAAACGTAATTTTACAAATGTCTATCAAAGCAAAGGTAATATCACAAAATACAATAAATGCTCAGGTTAATCCGTCTGGAAGGATTATACCTAAGCAAGTTTCTACTGGTTCAGGTGCGGCTCTTACAGGTGGCGATGGAATAAGCGATCTTTCTTATACAGGATCTAGCGCGAAATCAGTCTCAGTTGATACCACTGTTGTGCGGACGACTGGTGATCAAACGATCGAAGGAACAAAAACTTTTATAGATACTGGTTTAAACCAGTTAAAAGACGTTGCAATAACAAGCGCGGGTGCAGACGATATAATCAAATACGATGGTAGCGTATCAAAGTTCATTAATACAAACATCATGGACGGCGGAAACTTCTAATGATATAAATAGAAAAAAGTCAACTTAAGAACAGAATAAAATTATGCCCAATACAATTAGGATTAAACGGAGAGATTCAAGCGGCGCTACCGGAGCCCCAACTTCTCTAAAAAATGGAGAATTAGCATATAACGAAAGTGATAATAGGCTCTATTACGGTTATGGCGCTGATAGTGCTGGCAACGCCACTTCTATTCCATCAATTGGAGGTCCGGGCTTTCTCGATGTGCTCGATGATTATTTTATTCTGACTGCAGATAACACCGCATCAGGCGACAACACTTTTAGCGGCGACAACACTTTTAGCGGCGACAACACTTTTAGTAATGCGATCATCGCTAATGGCGGTGTCACTGGTAATCTTACCGGTAACGTAACTGGTAATGCATCCACCGCTACAAAGATAGCTTCCATTACCAATTCTAATATTGTTCAATTAGCTGCTACACAGACGTTAACAAATAAAAGTTTAACATCTCCTACTATTACAGGTACTGGTGCTATAGCAGGTACATTTACC